GAATAAAAAATAACCTCACCAAATCGGTGAGGTTATTTTAGTTTTCATACTCAACTTATCTCGGGATACCATAAACACCTAATGTATATATAGCGTCAAGTGCTGGGTGCGTACTACTAAACGCATGGTCAATAGCATTAGTACTAACAGTGATGTGCGTATCATCAACTATATCCAGTTTGACTGTTATTGTAGACACAGTGTTTGTCGCACCATCTTTTAAAACCTGTTGACAACCGACATATTTTTTCTTGTCATTTCTATAAGCAAACAAAGGGCTAATTCCCGCGTTTGTTTCAATATATAAAAATCTGTAATTTGTCAAGCTGTCGCTAAGTGCAACACTTGAGTTTTTAACGCTACCCGTCCACAGTGTTACATCTTTATTCACATTATCGGCTTTAGCACTGGCATTATTAGCGGTTAAAAGTGCACTGTTGGCTGTCTGCTGTGCGCTATCAGCTTTTCCATCTGCTGTGGTGGCTGTGTTCTGTGCTGTTTTTACACTCTCTTTTAAACCTGTAACATCTGTCTGCAATGTTGTAATAGCACTTGTATGTGACTGCACAGTTTTTTCAACTTCGCCAACTCTAGCAATTGCGCTTCCTGCATTTTGTGAAGCTGTGGTGGCTTTATCATCTGCCCCGTGAATCCCTGCATCAATTTTAGACATATCAGAATTATAATCTCCTAAATATGTCGGCTTGTCAGTACCGATATACTGGCTTAAATCATAATAAGTTGTTTTGTTTGTTGAACTCATAGTTTTTAAATCCTCCTTAAATTTATAATTTTAACGCCGTTTTTGCGTTACTGTCAAATGTGTAAGTGCTTAAAGCTTTAGACTGGAATGCTGTTACCGTTAATAATAAAGTGTCAAACTCACTAGCTGTAATTGGGTTATCGAAATGCAATTCTGCAAGTTTGTAAATTACATCTTGATAAAAAACATACTTACCTGTAAATGGGTCATGCATATATAAGTTGCTATCTACTCTGAATCTTTTTGCACCGTGCAAATCAAATTCTGTACAGTTAATTGATAACCCATCAAATTCTGTACAACTTAAATTTAATGAATCAAACTCGTTACAAGTCAAAGCATAATAGCGTAGATTGTCGTATATATCTGCTAGTGCTTGGTTCAGACTCGTTCGATATCCTCTTACAGGGTTCAACACATCCATATTATTTGGCACATAGTCATTGATGTAATCATAGAGTTTTTTCACTTCTGTATCAATGTGTGCGCGTGTCTCAGCGTTTAGGTCATAAATCAGAATGTTTAACGCACTGATTTTATCAAGTAAATTTGTCTGTACTTTATTGATTTTTTCGTCAAGCTCATTATCCCTAGTGTCCATATCATGACGGATATTTGTTTCAACTTCCGTGATATGGTTGTAGATATCACGGTTAAGTCCGTCAATATACGTTTTCAACTCTGAAACTTTTTCGTCAGTGTACTGTTTGTACGCGTCAGTAAATCCGTTGATAGCGTCTATACACTCATTGACTTTATATCCGATATAACACAAGCATTCATAATAACTTTGCTTATTACTGTACACGCTAGGAACGTCACAGCAAAGTAAAGGAACTAAAGGCTTTAATTCATTTGGCATACATCTCACCACCTTTTTACCAAACTTTCATGAATAAATCGCGACAAGCTTCTACAAGTTCTTGATTAATGTTCTGAATTTGTTCTCGATATTCTGCAATGACTTCACTTGTTGATTTTCCTCTTAATCCTATTTCTTTTGTATCTCTGTCTCTTTTACTGTCTTTGTTATCGTTTCCTGTGTGTTCATTTTTTGCATTCGTTGTAGTGTTGTTGACAGTCTCGCCTCTGCTCATAGCACTCGCATAGTCTTGTGTTGCTACGGTGACTTGTGGATTGTCACTATCAATATTTTGGTAGTTTTGATTGTTTTTTACCTCGCTGTTTCCTGCATCTGTTGAGTTAGTTGTTGTTTTTTCGTTTCCTTTTTCTGCTTCTGTGGTTGTTATATTTACATTTGTAAAAGGGTTATCGTTTTGAATTGCATTATACAATTTTGTATAATACGGTGTCAATTCATGCATTTTTGCTAGAAAAGCAGTTTTCCACATTCCTAAAGTTTCAAAACCTATATAATTATTCCAATACCTAAGTAAAAAATATGTCTTAAAAGTATACAGGTCTTTTCTATCTTCTGAATAAAAAGGGAAATCAAAGTCAAAAAATTTGTCTTGTGTTTTATCTATAGTTCTCTCTACTGATAAGTCCATGCTCCATAGTTCTTGGGGTGGAATAAAGCTTTCACAAATATCTTTTACTGTAGTTGTGTATTTACTCAATTTCGTCCCCCTCCTTCCCTTTTTGCATATACTTGTCTGGTACATATCCATTTATCATGGTAGGTAACTCACTGTTGAAGTCAACGCTTACATTCAGACCCCATAACTCATTTATAGCGTCCGCACATCTTCTTCTTAATGTTAGTCCTACATTTCTGTTAGCTTCAATCTGTCCGTTGTTCCCAGCTGTCTCGCCAGTGACAAGGCGTTCGCCTTTTTCTACAGGATTGCTTTCATATCCTAAAGATGTCAGTACCTGTGACCATAAATCCCTTAACTCCTGTTCACATTTATCCACTATATAAGGCGCGCCCATGTTTAAAGCTTTGATATCCTTTAAATTTAATGAATCTGAAAGTTTTATAATAGGTAAATAATTGTCGTATTCTTCGCCCACTATTTCAAAGCTTAATTTTTCGTTGTCTGAGGAAGAAAGTACAACGGGCGTACGCTGTGCATACATATTAATACCTTTTGTTTTCCAAGTGTTCGCCATAGCATCTGCATACATTAAAGCCTTATAGTAATATGGCATAGTTGAGTAGTTATTCCATAAGATACAACTATTTTCTTTACCATATTCTTCAATGTATCCATTTGCTGTATAAGCAATTCTATCTTGAGGTATGTTATAGATATCGGGTAAACCCGACAACGAAACTTTCATAAAAGCATAACCAGCAATATTATCTTTTACGAATACGCCAAGTCCACGCCAAAAGAGCGTTTGCTCAATATACATCGGCAATATTTCTTCGGGTAAATCATTCCATTTGTACCTATTTACAAATATATCGAAAATGTCATAAAAGAATATAGATTTGATTGTTTCAAAATCACTACTTTTCTTTTTATTGACATTTCGTTCAAAAATTCGCAATGGATTTCTCATTTCTACACACCTCCTTTTAATCGTTGGATAGCCCATAATTCCCTATATCGTCAGTATGCCACAAAGTTACACCGTTGTCAAATATATTTCGTAACTTTTTCAACTGGTCCAAATCAATGTCACCCGTAAATCCACAATGAGAAGTTTTCACGTAGTTCCAATAGGCTCTTGAGTGTAGATAAGGTGTCGCAATCTTATTAATTGGGTACCCAAATTGCTCGAAAAAACTATCTGCCATTTCTGCAAATTGTCTTTTACATGACATTTCATAAAAGTCAACACCGCACTCCTTGATGCCTGTCAGAACATTTTCTGATAATGCTTTTCCATGCGTCACTCCAGCGTTTCTTGCTCTGTCTGTCTGATTGGCTAACATTCCAAGAGCGTCCCAAAAAGCGTTCGTTGTTTTGCCTAAACCGTTAAGACCTCCCTGTAAACTTCCACCAGCTAAACCAGCTATCGCCGTGCCTGTTCCTATGGTAGCATCGACAGCCGTATGCACTTGAGATAGAGCGATTGAACTTTTATTTTGAGCGAGCCACGCCCTGTAAGTATCGGAAGAAAAAGAACACATCGGAAAAGAGGAATTAATAAGTGCTTCGCTCATTAGTCCATGCCCTAACTCTTCGCGAGTCTTATAATTTTTCGGTGCTGTCAAGACTTGCGGTAGCGTTGCAATTGTACCGTAGCTGTCAAACTCAAGAGACTTATCTCGATTGTAACTATACTCATATCGGTATATATGTGTGTTGCCTTGATTATTGTCAGCCAAACAAAATAACCATGGATAAGAATATAACTTTTTATTTTTTGGCTTATATCCCTCAAACACATTGTCAGATATCTGCATACTTGTTATTTTAGGCTTTATTTCTTTTCCACCTAAAGCAAGTGTACATAATTTTGGGGACATGAATAATCCTATGACTGCATCTTGCGCGCCTTGGTTGTTATAATCCTCTAATAATGTGTTGATTCCTTTTAGTCCATCTTCTGTAGTTACATCATAATGTCCGATACTGCCCCAACAGTACACGCCATTTTCAACTCGACCCTCAAACCAACTCTGCTCCGCTGTTCCTCGTGTGACAAAAGCACAACATTCAGTTGGTGTTAAGTCTAATTTTTTGTGACGTGATACAACCGTTTCGCCTGTTTCTAGGTTGACAGGCGTTAGATTTGCTCCTATTGCGTCGGCACTTCTAGGGATATGATGATACTCCACAAAACAAGGCTTAATATTTGCTTCGTAAAAGTTATTTTGAAAAACGTCTAATGAAAAGTTAATTCTAGTTGTTTTTTCAGAGAGCCACTCAATCGAATTAATAAAGCAAAATACCCATTCGTTAGAAATCCCACTATTTTGAAAAGCTAAATAATTGAGATTAAGTGCTTTCATTTCTGTGAACGGTACACGAATATCATAATTTCCTATTTTAATAGGTGCAAGATGTGACAAATCAACTCCATTGATATGTTTACGATATAACTCTAAATGATTTAGCAAATCTTCTTTTGAATTGTATAATCTAACGTGTTCATACTCGTCAGACCATGGTACTCCACTATATAATCTTAATTTTGTTTCGGGGTTGCGTGGTGCAACCCCTTCTTGAACAGGTAAATTTATCATAGATAACTACCTCCGTTAATTATGACGCTTTTGTGAAATTTGCTGTTTTTGTAATTGTTTCATTTGGTCTGTAAATCGCTTTTAATACGATAGTTCCTGTCTCGTCCGCTCCTGTGTGTAAGAGATGCGTTCCCGGAATTACATACGTCTTAACAGAAGTAGCACCACTGTCAACTTCAAGCGTCACTAAATTCTGGTGATATGTGCCTTGTCCACCTGTAACCGTTACTTCTACTTCCTGTGTCTGCCCTGCTTTATAAGTTCCAGCTGTGACACTAAGTGTCGGTGCGTCAACGACTGTATCTGTGGTAAATACACGAATCGGGTAAAATGGGCTTGCGCTTACCATTTCAACCTGTGTGTATAAGTAGTTCCAAGATAAGACATTTGCAAGTCGCTGGTCGCTCATTTCCTTGAACTGGTCGCGCACATTGAAGAAACGAATATCACAAAGAACGCCTTGGATTGCACTATTCGCGAATTTGTCTACAATCACGGTCTGAACCGCAACGTCTGCTTTGTCCATGTGAAATGCGTAAGCTAAAGCGTCAACGCTAATCTGTGCATTGACTTCTGGCGTTGTAATCCAAATCAAATTTGTTGGCATAGCGTGGGACGTTGCACCAGCTGGGTTATTTTCTGGCAATGGGAAACCAAACTCCCCGACTGCTCTTTTGACCTCAATCAATAATTTTTTCGCTGATGCTTCATCAACAATCGCGTCAACGGTCACTGCTGGAAGCACCTCTTTTTCATATCCGACATTAATCAAATCACGCATAGCGAGATATTCGTCCCAGTTCGCCCCTGTGATAGCGCTTTCCATTTTTGCCATAATCATATCACGGATACCGTACTCGCTTGTAAAAGCTTTTCTAAGATTGTCATATGTGACCGTCACAGGGTACTGAATTTCAAGATTGACATTATGGAACACGCTCATGATATAAGACTGATACTGCTGAAATGCGTATTTAAAATCTGCCTGTGAATCATAAACATGTCCTTTACACATATTCACATAAGTTTCTTCGTGTGTCTCACCGTATCGCATCGGCTCTTTTTTGAAACGTGCTAACGGGTTTCTCCATGCGATGCTGTCTACCGTCTGCATACCGATACGATTAATTAATGACGGAACAATTTCGTTCCGAACAGGGGCATAATTCAGAATGTTATCATAGACAGCCTGTAAATTGTCTGAGACTTCTACAGGCAAGTGATTCTGAACCTCAAAAGAAAGTTCCTGTTTAACTGCTTTTAAAATGTTTTTATTGGTTGCGACTGCCATTTGTTAAAACCTCCTTACTCTGTCTTACCGTCAAAGTCCAAATCTTCAACGGTAATTTTTTCTTCTGTTTCGTCTTTCTTTTCTTCGCCGTCTGCATTAGTAGCAGATTCTTTCATGCGCTCTTTAAATCGCTTTTTGTACTCGGCTTCTAACTTATTATACTTGTCTTTCCATTCGCTGTCTGATTCTCCGTCCCTTTCGCTCTCGTAGTTCTGCAAAACTTCAATTGCGTCACCGTGTTCCTCCACGTCTGCTACAGCGTCAATTAATTCGCTTAATGCTTCTTTGTAATCCATATAATATTTTACCTCCTTGTATTTAATGCCACCCTTTTACGTTTTTATTGTATCACCACGGAAAGAAAAAGTAAATGGGCATTTTTCTTTTTCTTGAATGTGGGTGGATTGGATATGGGGATAACGTTTGTAGATATGCGTACCATTTTAGCGCGTTCTTTTTACGCTCTTCTTCTTTTTCCACTCCTGCACGCTCAAAATTCTTTAAAAATGCAGACGCTAGATAATCTGGTTCTTTCGTAGACTTACGAAACTCTTCCCACGATATCGGATATTTTGTAGTCTCAATCCACTGTCCGCTACTTACTGTTTCTTCGTCAAGCCAAACGCATTGGTAGTAACCGTCTGTAATATCGTAACCGTTAGCATTTGCCCAGTCTGTATAAACTGTTGCTGGTGTCCATTGGAGAAGCCCGTAACCTCCATTATAATTTCCCTCTTTCAACGACTGCCATAGTTCGGGATTAATGTTAGATTCTATCTCCATATTTCCCAACATTCCAGCGATTGCATTGAGCGTAAAATTTTTGAAAAACATTGTGCTGTAAAATACATATGCATTATTTTTCATTTCCTCATCTGTCAGATATCGGTTTCCGTGAATCCATTCAAGAGGCATGCCTGCACTATCGCCATAGCGATATATCTTTGACCATGCGGACGGTTTTGCTATATATGTGTTAATGCTTACTTGGTCTGGTAGTGGATAACGTCCACTGTGCGCGCCCATGGTGACACCGCCACCCCCAACACCATTTCCACTATATACCATCTCCGTATGCCCACTACGACATACCACATCCCCAGCTTGCCACGCTTCGGTAATGTTAATTTCTTTGAATCCAGCTTGTAATAAGTATCCCTCTTCTGTCCTTGTGGTGAACCATGGATTCGAGGAAAAGAACCCTGCTTCTGTCAATGCTTTTGAAATAAACGAACTACAGTCATAATAAGTAATACCGTTCACGGTCTGTCCTCTTCTGTATTGTTGTGAGTATCCAATGTTAGGAGCGTTACAGGCATTGACCGCCCACTGGTATGCAACATTGATATTTGGCATTTTACTACCCCCCCTTAAAAATGTTTCACGTGAAACATTTTTGTTCCACGTGAATAAAAATTAAATCATGTATAACATATCTTTCGCGTAAACGATTTCAATACCACAAGCGCGTGCTAGTCCTCCGCCAAATGTTCCTGGATGTTCCACCCCGTTAGGGTCTTTTCCTTGTAAGAAACATAAGATTTCCAGTGCTGTGACTAAGTACTGTGTTTCCCCACGTTTCACATAATGACGTCCAGCTTTCGCTTTTGTCTTTTTACCAACAAGTCCGTCCTCCGCAATCGTGCGACCGTAATCCATATTCATAGCGTGTTGCACTACGCGCACTGCCATTCTTTTCGTATTTCTGCCAACAATACCGTCAACCGCGATTTGCACCCCTGTAAAATTAATGGCGTGCTGTTGTCCCAAAGCAATTAGTTTGTTTCTTGGGGTTACGTGCGTTGGTGGACTCTGTGGGGCATTAGGTGTAGGATTTGAAGCTCCATAGTCTTTGTAAACGTGGTTCACATCACACCGTCCGTTAATACCGTCAACAGAGCCATTACTGGAATATTGCCAAATGTCTACATTCTCTACACCTAACACATTCGCATATCGAGCAACCCACAAGTCATACCCCCAAGTCTCACCGATGTAATTCTCGTACCATGATTTACTAGCGTAAATTCCAGCTTTATAACCATGCGTCAGCATAGCATCGCAAAATTGCTTTGCGTTGTGCTTTGCTACAGACTGTGTTCCTTTTTCCTCGCTGTCGAAAAATACAGGTAAATTAGGAGTGTGCCCCTGTAATAATCTAAGACAGTGATTGATTTCACCCTCAATTCTAGCTGTTGTTTTTGCGTAGGAATAGAAATATACACCATATGGAATCCCTAATCTTTCACATTCACCAACATTTCGATACCATTGTTTATCATCTTGTGATGTTATATCCTGTCCGTAACCGCAACGAATGATAACGTAGTCCACAGCGTTTTTTAATCGTTCAAAATCAATCACCCCGTTATGATATGATATGTCAACTGCTTTTTTTACACTCATTTATAATCCTCCTTTTTCTGTTCAAATGTGTCACAAATGCGCTGTAACGCAAGTGTATTATTATTCACTGCCTCTGTAATGTCTAACATTTCTTGTTTGTGTGATTCGTTTAGTTTGTCTATGCGTGCATCGTTCTTATCCTCTCGGTATTTTACATACCACATAGACGCAATTGCTACAACTGTAGGCAGTCCCAGCGTGTTAATAGCTGTCATAACTTCCTGCATGATATCACCTCCTTTTTTCTATCATAATACAAATAGAAATATTTGTAAATAAAAAAATGTTTCACGTGAAACATTGTTCACGTGAAACATTTGCACGTTACAAAATAATCGAACCAAAGGGGAACGCAAAACCAAAAAATTGATATCAGACTACTTGCCTATGTGCGCGTATATCAACTACAATGTTCGTATTATTTTGGGTGTAATATTATAATAACACATATATTTCAAAATGTCAATGTTTCACGTGAAACATTAAAAAGATATTACATCAAATATCATGTTCTTACACTCTAAATTTTCAAACAGAAGTAACCCTCTGTTAAAATATTCTCGCAACATTGTAACAACGTAATGAGTTGAATTGACGCGAATAGCCGTATTATCTATGACATCGGTTTTTGTGAAGCATATCCTCGTCGGAAAACTATCATCTGCCCCTGTTGCAACATATAGACAAACATCATATTTTCTAACATTATACAAATTATCATTATACTTGATGGTACAAATATAACGTGACTGTCCCGAGGGCTTACCAATCAAACATTCATTATCATTTAAATATTTATTTTCACTGGCATATTCGTTATAACTAGCGTGCTTAAAAGCTCGCGCAATGCTACTTTCTTTATATGCCGTTGATGCATTTTCATTATAAGTTCGTTCAAACACCCAACCATCACCTCGTAAAAATTTAGTGTCTTTTTTTAACATTTTGTTGATACCAAATTCCTTATAATAAGGGTTCAATAACGATACTGTGTTTGATGCCATATATAAAATCACTCGTCTATGCTGTTTACCATGACCAGAACTAATTGTTGTACACAATGATAATAACTTATTTACTTCATTTGGCAAATATATATTATCTTCGTCCTGATACTCATCAAAAAATATAGAGCGTATATTGACAAACAGTCCACGCATTTTTTTATATTTTCTTGCGACATTTAAAGCCAAACAATAACCGCATGGCTCATCATTGATAAATAACTGCACTAATGAGCCTCGCATCAACCGCTTTTCAGTCATAACATAACCGTCAAATGCTTCCGCAATATCGCCAAAATATGTATCTGCACATTCTGTCATATCAATGACATTTCGATACAAGTATATAAATTGGTTTTCGGGCCTGTATTTATCTTTCAAAAAATCGGAAACCTGTCTGCATTTGATAGAATAACTTTTTCCAGCTGTTCTATTACCATCTACAATATATATATCGGGTGTATTCCCGTATTTATCTTTCATAGTTAATAATCTTTCGCAATGATAATAACCATCGTCAAACATTTTAGCATCTCCATTCATATTTCACGTGAAACGTTTATTTTTAAAAATAGGTGGCATATAGCCACCTCTTTAGAAGAATAGAATTAAAATGATATTCTCGCGACGTCATATTATAAATTTGATACATCTAATGTACAATTAATATAATCGCGCCCAGCTTTTGTCTTTCCGCTAATTTTAACGATAGAGAATTTTTCGCCGTCCATCACACTTTCAATATCTTTCAAAGACTGTCTAAAGGTTGCAGACTGCCCAGAGTACACTTTCTTATCGGGTGTGATAATACTTACAATCTCCTGTATATCTCCGTTATCTTTGATGTCATTAAAGATAATATATCCGTCAACTGGGATAGATTCCCCATCTTCGATATTTTTTAATGGCTCAATGTCGGGTGCTGTGGTCATAAGATACTTTTCGACCTTTGTGAACTCTCTGCTCATTTCTTTAATTTCTACCATGTTATTCACCTCGTGTTTTTCTTTTTAATCTTTCTTTTTCATTTCCTGTAACTCTGATTCGGTAACAATTTTTTCGCTCTTGACCTCTGAATTAAGTAAGAACTGTTCGTCTGTCATTGAGCGTTTTTCCTGTTTAAATTTGATATCTAAAATGGAAACTATATCTCCCTTGTGCTGTTTATTAAGCAAGATTTCCGCTTTATCTCTTGTCTTGCAGTTTGGCAGTGTTTCCTCAAAGTAATCTTTAATGACTTTGCCCGTCTCCTTGTCTTTGTAGGTTATTTCTACAGATACCTCCGCTGTTACTAATGTCCTTGTAAACATATTGTTTTCCTCCTTTTTTCTGTTTTTGTGAGTGTGAATGTTAATGTAATATGTTTTATTTATTACATTATTATAATAACACGACAACTAGGTATAGTCAAGTGTTATATCATAATTTTTTTATCTTTTTGTTCATGAATCTTGAAGTCTTTATTTCTTAATACAATCCCACCCTTTACGCGCTCTGCCTTTAAGTTGCAAGACTCCATATTCAGACCTTGAGATAACTCTGAAATGTCTTTACCCTCTTCAATAAATTTTTGTTTGGCTTGGCTACTCATGCCACACGCTTTTATATCAAGATAAGGCTCACAAGGCTCGTGATTCTCTTCGACTATATGTTCTGCATAAGTCTTTTGACGTTCATAATATGCAAAATCGAACGTGCTTTCACATTTCCAGCAGCAAAAATTAGTTGGATGCTCAACTACCTTGTTCGCTTTGTCAAGTCCTATCAAGTGTATGGAATCTGTATCAGCATAACAAAACCGTTCATAATTTGCCATCGCGTGGCGAATTGTAAAATTCAGGGCGTAAGATGTAATAGCACTGCCGATTGGAATATAGCCTACTTTCTTTTCATGCTCTTCGTGTAACATAAATCTAATAACCCCATCTTCGTCAAGATAAGGTTCTTTATATGAGGAGTTATCCGACATGGCAAATTTTCCATATAGATTATTTAAAAAGAGCTTCGCTTTCTGTCTTTTAAAACCTTTTGAGGTTCTCTTTTCTTCTCCGTATTTATCTATGTATTCGTCAAAAAACCCCTCTCTCGCGTAAAACCATACATAATCATAAACGACCAAATCATAAATGTCATAAGTTTCTTGGAACAACTGCCAATCAGTACAAGTCATAGTGAGAGTAACATTGGTATCATGCATCTGTCCGTCAATATCGCGATAATACCGATAATATTCACCCTTATATCTAATATTCGAACTGTATAAATTTTCATTCGCTTTATACAAAACACTCTGCCTAATGTGTATCCATGGGAACGCCCCTTTTTTGAGTTGAAAACGGCAATTGAAGCGGATAAAAAAATATTTATTAGTAGCATTTATAAGTTCATCAGATGGTGCTCCTCTGTGATATTCGCCATGTCCAAACGGATATTTGTTTCCGCTCATGCTATGCATCATGGACGCGTACAGAGAGTTTACATCATACACTAAACCGTCACCTACAACGGTATGAGAATACTGTGGATTGACATAGCACCAACCACCATGGTATGCCTTATGAATGTAATCCCACTGATTCCATACGCATGTTATTGATTCGTCAAGATAATCTCCTCTAATATCAGGGAACAACTTATCATATTGTTTCTTTTCATAAAACCCTTTAAACTCTGCCAAGCAACACGAACCTATTGTTAGTTTATCATGCTTTTCGTTGAACATCATTTCTAGTGCTTCCTTTAACACTAACACATCATTTTCAATATATTTCTTTTCGTCTTCTGATATATTACAATAGGCGTATCTTTCGCCCTCATAGTCCATGTCTAATTTTTGATGCTTTGTGCCAAATGATTTCCCAATATTTTTCAAAGAAGAGGGCATAAGCTTTAAAGAGTTTCTAATCTCCAAAAAAGTCTTATTGCATTTTAATTTAATCCAGTACCATGAACCCATATCTGATATACAAGTTTGAAACTCTTTTGAATTCATCTCTTTATCTTTACAATGTACCCACCTCCAACCCTCTTTTAATAAGAAATCAACTATGAATGAACCGTCAAAAGCAAGGTTATGAAAGTATAATATATTATTGCCTTTCATTGATAAAAATCTATTTAAAAAATCTCTTATCGAATGAGTTATAGTCACTGTTTCGGTATCATCATATAAAGCCACATCAGCACCGCTCCAAACTTCTGCACTGTCTTGTTTTTTACCTTTTTCTTGCTCTACTTTTTCACCCCATACCGTTGTCTCAAAGTCACAAGCCCAAAAGGTTATTTGCTTTTTTCGTGGCATTATATCACCTCGTTTTACTCTTCTTTTTCTATAACAATATCTTGCATTATCAAAAAGTCTTGGAAATCTTCTGTAGTGCTAAATACACCCATCTTTTTTAATATATTCCAAAATACCGCGTCAACCATTGCTTTGTCCATATAGTACTCTGTTGGAAATACTTCTGATGCTTTTGAATAAGTATACGCAAATAGTGTCCGTTCTTTTTCTGTGGCACTTGACAAGTACGCATCTGTTTTTTCTCTTAACCAAAATGCTGTTTTTGGGTGAAAACTGTCTAAAGAATCATACCATGATTCTATAATAGCCTCATAGTCTAGCACAGGAGTTGCTATATTTACTCTAATACCTTTTTTTAGTATCGCTTTTAATTCTTGTAAATCAGAACCGTGCTCCCTAGCATATTCTTGTTCTTGTGGTGTTAATTTTATAAAAACTCTGTTTCTTTCAAGAGCGTGTTTACGTCCATATACTTTAGAAGTTATAACCTCGCCAGTAAGCATATCAACAACCGTTGCATTTTTTCGTATTTCTTTTGCAGTCTGCTTTTTAATTCTATCAATAGAAGCTTGCATTGGTTTTTTTACTCGTTTAATTATCTTTACTTGCACACCTTGTTTTTGTTGATTTCTAACACGTGCTAGATATTTAGTGTATTCATGGGAATATTCTTTTTGAATAATCTCGGCTTTTGTTTGTTTCTTTTTTCTACGCTTATTTGCCATCTTTTAATCTCCCCCCTTTTGTACTTTTCTTAATAGTAAGCCGTGAGGGACACGTGTATATTCAATACTATCTCCTGGGTGGATGTCTAAATCTCGTATAGCTTCTTTTGGTATCATGACGCGAGCGGTGTAGCCGCCTGTGCCCCCTTTTGTAAACATTACTTTGTAGCGCAGTAATTGATTTGTTGATTTTGCCATGTGTTTTTTTCCTCCTTATAAAAGATTGAAAACTTTCCATGTGAACTGTGAAAAGTGCTCTGCTATGAATGAAACAGAAGATAAGAAAAGATATAATAAAAAGGTTGCCATGATAATGACGGACAAAATACCTAAGAAAGATGATATCTTTTCTAGTTTAGCGTATGGTTCTTTTTCTTCTATAGGTGTGTGCCTTTTTATCCAGTCTATTTCAGTTTCGTGTGATGTTTCACGTGAAACATTATCTGATTCGATTTTATCATGCCTAAATGACTCTATATAGTCTTTATTTCCTTTGGTATCAATAGTATACGCTTCTCCATCAAAACCCACATAAATATTTTTATTAGTATACAAATTTTCTACCCAGTACGGCGTGTCGACAAATAAGGCTATATAATTGTTTAGTGAGTTTTCAGTGTAGAAGTCGTGGATTTCTACGCCGAAATCGGTGATATTATGTAGTCTATATTGAATCATTTATTTTTCCCCCTTTGAATAATATCTTTTTTCCCAACAATTACACAATTCACGCAATTTATTTTCTTCATTATCTCTCTCGTCCTCTGTGAAGTCTGATAGCTCTAAAAAGGCGGATAGCCTACCAATTTGCATAGCCACAGCAACTAAAGATTTATCGTATAAACCTAGCTCTATATCTTGTTTACATAATTCATACGCTATTTTATATTTCTCATTCATCATTTTTTATTCCTCCTTAATCAATATTTTTATCTCTCATTTCTGCCTTAAGCTGTACTAACTCAGTCCATAAAATATCCTTTTCATATTGCTTTACCTCATCATTAGGGTGTGACAGAACACACTCACACACCTCAATAAAATTCTCAAATAATTGGTAATAAGCTAAAGTATACAATATTGCATCTGTCATTTTTATTCCTCCTTATTTTATATGATTTCCTTGTTTCTATAATTATA